CCAGATTTTCGACTGACTTTTCAACTATTCGTAGCCCAAATCGAGTACTCACGCCCTTGAAAAGGGATTCGAAAATCTGGATTTCATCTTTTGTTCCTCCTTCCAAAATCTTCGTTTGGGAGGGATAAAGTTACTACAAGCATGTTTATCTGGTGATTTAGAAAGACGCAGCATCGTGATATCATCATCTTGTGATTTCGACATACACATAATCATGATATCACCATCCTATGATTTATGCAGACACGGCCTGTTTCTCATCGAAACACCATCATGGGGATGACACACCATCCCCGCCCTTCAAACGGTCATGATTTGTGTGCATTAAACCGCCCAAATCCTCGCTTTTGTTGTTATCGGCTGACTTATCGCTCGCTCTTTTCATGCGCTTTTTACCAGCGTGCTGAAAGTGTGACATTTTGCTTTTCTTTTGCCACGGGTCCCACACTGACTCCACACTGACTCCACACTGACTCCACACTGACTCAACCGTGGATGTCAACCGACAGATGCACACTATCATCAGATCACACAATGAGAAAATGATTCAAAACGCCCCGTGACCGACGACATGGCACGAGGATGTCGCAGATGTGGACGTCGGACCCCGAGCTGGGCTATCGTCTCGTGGCGACGACGACGAGCGAAAGAGCCGATGGCTTTACCCAATTCCCATGCAATCCCGACGATCAGAACGGCGTAGACGACAACTGCACGCTCGTCCATCTGCACGAGCCTGGCCTGTTGCAGAACATCAAGTACCGGTACGAGAGACAGTCCATCTACACGTACACGGCGATGATCCTGATCGCCGTCAACCCCAACCAGCCACTCCCCTCGTTGTATGACGACATGGAGCGGTACCGCGACCAGCCCATCGGCCACTCGCCCCCCCACGTGTACGCGCTCGCCGACCGCGCCCATCGGATGGTTCGTTCGGAGAGGAAGAGTCAGACGTTTGTCATCAGCGGCGAGAGTGGCAGTGGCAAGACCGAGACAGCCAAGCACATCATGCGCTTCTTGGGCAAAGCGAGCGGCGCGACGACCGCGACGGCGACCATCGCCAACGACGTCGGGACGTTGGTCGTCGACTCCAACCCGATCCTCGAGGCGGTGGGCAACGCCAAGACGGCTCGGAACAGCAACTCGTCGCGCTTCGGCAAGTTTGTGAAGATGCACGTCGATTCCACCAACGCGCTGGTCGGCGCGACCATTCAGACGTATCTCCTCGAAAAGCCGCGGCTCGTACGCCAAGAGGCGTCCGACCGCAACTATCACGTCTTCTACCAGCTCATCCGTGGGCTCTCCGCGCTCGAGCGCGCCCAGATCGGACTGGAGGACGCTCCCGAGGCGTACCATTACCTCCGGCACGGCGGGGGTGGGGCGTCGGTGGCCGAACGACACGACGACGGCGCGGACTGTGGCCATCTGCGCGAGGCGATGGCGCGGATGGGCATTCACGCCACCGAACAACTGGCCACGTTCGCGGTGCTCGCGGCGATCTTGCGCCTGGGCAACGTCGCGTTCGACGCGAGCGAGTCGGCGGGAGGGGATGGCTCGCGGATTGCGAACGAGGCCGCGCTGCACAACGCCGCCGACCGGCTCGGGATCGACCGCGACGGCCTGTCGCGCGCGCTACGCTTCCGGAAGGTGGCGGTCGGCGGGCGGGCGGTCGCGGGCGGTGGCGAGCCGATGCTCGTCGCGCTCGATGCGCACTCGGCCGCGCACGCGCGCGATGCGCTGGCCAAGGACCTCTACTCGCGCGTGTTCGACTGGCTCGTGTGGAAGATCAACGCGCGCCTCGCCCTCGCCGAGGGCTCCGTCGCGTTCATCGGCGTGCTCGATATCTTCGGCTTCGAGTCCTTCGTGCAAAACTCGTTCGAGCAGCTGTGCATCAACTTTGCCAACGAGCGACTGCAGCAGTACTTCAACGACCAGGTTCTGCGGCAGGAGCACGACGTGTACGCGACCGAGGGTATCCGGCATCTCAAGGTGGAGTTCTCCGACAACCAGGACTGCATCGACCTGTTCGATGCCGCGTCGTGTGGCATCTTCCCGACGCTCGACGACGAGTTGAGTGTGCCGAAGGCCTCCGACCTCACGTTCACCGAGAAGGTGTACATGCGCAACAAGCACAGCGCGCGGCTGTCGCCGCCGCGCGCGACGAGGGGCGTGGGCCTCACGCGTCGAGAGGGCTTTGTGGTCCACCACTTTGCGGGCGACGTCGTGTACGCGACGCATGGCTTTCTCGCCAAGAACGCGGATGCCCTGCACGCCTCGCTCGACGCGCTCGTGCGCACGTCGAGCAATGCGACGGTGCGAGCGCTGTACGCGGTGGTGGACGACGCGTCGGTCGACGCGACGACGACGACGCCGGCACCGACGGTCGCCCCGCGCAAGCCCCGCGCCGGACGCACGAGCGCGGCCGCGACCAAGACCGTCGCGGGAAAGTTCACACGCCAGCTCGCGCAGCTGATGGGGGTGCTGCGCTCGACCTCGTCGCACTTCATCCGGTGCATCAAGCCGAGCGACTCGCAACGACCGGGGGACTTTAACGGCCCGAAGGTGCTGTCGCAACTGCGGTGTGGTGGTATGCTCGAGGCGGTGCGGTTGCTCAACGCCGGGCTCCCGACGCGGTGCGCGCTCGACGAGATGCACCGGCGATACGCGACCGCGCTGCCCGACGAGATGCGGGCGCTCGACGTCGTGTCGTTCTGCCAGGCTTTCTGCGCGGCCTTGGGACTGCGCCGCGCCGACTACCAGATCGGAATCACCAAAGTCTTTTTCCGAGCCGGCAAGCTGGCGTTGCTCGAGGATCTCGCCGCGCAATCGTCGGCCGACGCCGTGTCGCAGCGCGGGCTGGCCGAGCGGATGGCGTCGTGGCTTCGGCGTCGCGTCCTCAAGCGCTGCCTGCACACGGTGCTCGCCCTCGTGCGGTGGCGAGCGCGGCTGCGTCGGCGACGCGCCCTCGCGGTCTTCCGTCGCGCAGCCATGGTCATCCGCGTCATCGCCATCACGTGGGGGCGGTCGATGCGACGGGCACGCGCCCGGATCGGCGCCGTGCGCATCCAGGCGCACATTCGGTGCATCCGCGAAAGCACGCGACTGCGCCACCAGCGGCACTCGGCGTTGACGATCCAGCGGATTTCGCGCGGACGGTTGGCGCGCAGGGGCACCGCGCCGTTGCTCCAGACAGTCCGCGCGCAAATGCGAGCGACGCACGCGCACGCTGTCGCCGCCAGTGGTGGGCGTTCGGCGCCCGTGCCACCCGCGTGTACGACGGACGTCGGCGCGCTGTGGCGCATGTTCCACGAGCACATCGAATCGCAGCAACAACGCAACGACCAACTGCAGCGGGAACTCGAGTCCCTGCGCGCGCAGCTCGTCGAGGAGCGCTCGATGCGCGACCGGTTCGAGCGAGACGACGACGCGACGCTCAAGGCGGAAAATCGCTTCGCCCAACCGCCACTCGGTGGTGGGCGGTGTGGTACCGATGGCGCAACTGCCGTGTGGCGGCGGTTTGCGCGCCATCGATGCGACCAGCGAAGGGTCGGTCGTCCGGTCGACCGAACCGTCGACCGGACACCGCACATTGGGCTTGTCGACGAGATGTGCAACGAGGTGATGCGCATCCGCTCCTTCGGAGGGAGCCTGCACAAGCAAAAGGGTGCGTTGTCCGCGGTGCGGCTCGCGGCCGCCGGCTTTTACCTCTCCCCTAACGCGCGACACGACGACCGAGTCGTGTGCTTTGCATGCCAAGTCGCCGTCCACTCCTGGGATGCGGACGACGACCCGCTACAGGAGCATCGGCAGTGGAGCCCGACGTGCGCGTTCGCGCGCGACCTGGACGCTCGAAACGCGTCGTCCGGAGACACGGTCCACGCTGCTGTGACCACACACGCCGTCGCCACTCCGCCCGCGACTCCCATCGGACCGACGTGCGCGTGACGTTTTTGTGGGTAACAGAGAAACGATTTAAAATGTAACCGGCCCGTAGACCGCATCTCGGATGGTCGCACGTGCGTCGGGCGACAAGGACGCGAGGCAGACCGAGGTGAATCCGACCTACACCATCACGTTTGGCGATGTGGCCGAGAATCACGCGGGAATGCAGATGATCGGGGCGTTACACGAGCGCGGCTTCACGCTCGAGGATCTGACCGAGATCCAGCGCCGACTGGAGGCGCTGGGAGTCGCCACGCGGATGCACAGCCTTAGCGACGCGCTGCGCACGGCGATACCAGGGCTGGCCGTCGACGACGCGCACGTCCTGGTGATACGAAGGGGGGTGCAGTTCGTCCTGCACGGTAGCGCGGAGGGTGATACCTCGCGTGTCATGCAGGAGAACCGCGCCTTGCAGCAAGATACCAAGGCCCTGATGAGGGGCCGAGTCGTGAACAAGCGCGCTCGGTACAACCTGTGCTTCGCCGACTTTGACCAAGAGCCCGACTACACGATCGGAAAGGGTCGAGTGGTCTCGTATGCGCGCGTCCCGTGCGTCTCGTTGGTCCGCGACGCCATCCGCGCGTGGTGCGGGTATCTACTGAATGGCGAGGGGAACTACTACTACGACCATCGGAAGTGTGGCATCGGCTATCACGGCGATAGTGAGCGTCGGAAGGTGTTTGCGATTCGAATGGGCCACCCGATGCCGCTGTGCTTCCAGTGGTTCCATCGTTCGGAGCCCGTTGGGCCACGTATCCAACTCGACTTGGACGACGGGGATATGTACGTCATGTGCGAAAAAAGCGTTGGGACGGACTGGAAGATGCGTTCGATACCCACACTGCGACATGCGACGGGTGCCGACAAGTACACGACGCTTCCACCGGCGTCGGTCGATAACACACAATGAGGATGCTGTCACAAATCAATGCTTTTGTTGTTCTTACCGGCGGTTTCGTGCGAACACGCCACTCAGTCTCCGCCGTGCTTTTTTGGTTGCATAACCTTCCCGTAGTTGACGTAAAAGAACCTTGAAAACAACACACCAATGCCATCGAAAACCTTTTTAGTATGCTGAAATCGCGATTGTAAACGGCAAGTGGTGAGGGTGTCGGACAAACACATGGTACACTGACACACCGCATAGCAGACGTCATAAGCACCATCCCACCCGAAAAATATGAAAATATTTTCAACGGCGCATATAACAGGAGCGTGGTATATGTTAAACACGCCAAAACCCGAAAGCGACCATTGAACGGCATGGCCATGTAACAAACATTGCGCAATTTCGCACCCACTACTTCACGAAGGAACTTGCATACGTGAGTACTCAACAATCCGGCCAAGATACAATGGACACTAAAATATCGAATTGGCTGATTTTGAGTACTCACGTATGCAAGTTCCTTCGTGAAGTAGTGGGTGCGAAATTGCGCAATGTTTGTTACATGGCCATGGAAGAACTATCTTTGTAACCAAACAAAAAATGGGCGTTTTCAATGTCCAAATGTGTAAATCGCGAACACGCGTGCGTCGGATTCATCCTTTGGAGCGTCGCCTACTGCCTGCAGATGCTGGTGCGAAATGTGCGAGCAAGCATGCTGTTATTATGTCATTGGTGGCACTTCCGCTGGCCCAAATGATGATTCAGGGGCCAAATCATCCGAATCGTGGAAGGGATGCAGGGCGGGGTCATGGAGGACTCGAATCGGAAAATGATTTAAAGACCTTTCTCTCGAGTGTCGACTCGAATCAGCACCATGTGTATTGTATCGACCATGGGACGGCCCATGCGCTACGACAAGACCGCGATGATGACCATTGCGGCGTCCGCACACGCGACCAATCGACTGGTCGATATGCGACTGGCGCTTGAGAATAGTGAGTGCCATTTTCTGTTGGCATTGCACAGCGACGAGGGCGACGCATTCACCGAAGACTGGTACAACCAAAAAGAGTGTGAGCGGGCGATGTTGGCGTCGCAACCCAAGCGATTCGAACCGGCGCCACATCAACCACGCTACACATCCGATTGCATCGAGGTGAAGCAGGGGCACCGCCGGATCGGAGAGCTCATGACGCTACGTGGCACGCCTCCACTGGCGATTTTCCGACCACTGTGCAAAAGAGAATCGCACACGGGCCCGTGCGAGGTCGATTGACACGACAATGGCAGTGTGGCGAGCATAAATTGCGCAATTTCAAGGCCCGCTACTTAACGATGAAATAGACCATACGTGAGTACTCATGTTAGGGCAATTTGGCACAATGACCTTAAATCATTTTGATTTTGTGGAGTTCAAGTGTGCAATTTTCCCCAAATTGGAGTACTCACGTATGGTCTGTTTCATCGTTAAGTAGCGGGCCTTGAAATTGCGCAATTTATGCTCGCCACATGGACATCGACATGCTATCATCATCTTGTTAGTTCGACAGACACATCGACATGCTATCATCATCTTGTTAGTTCGACAGACACATCGACCATCTTGTCAGTACAACAGACACATCGACATGCTATCATCATCTTGTTAGTTCGACCGACACATCGACCATCTTGTCATTACGAAGTACGACAGACACATCATCATCTTGTCAGTTCGACAGACACATCGACATCTTGTCAGTTCGACAGACACATCGACATGCTATCATCAGCTTGTCAGTTCGACAGACACATCGACAGCTTGTCAGTTCGACAGACACATCGACATGCTATCATCATCGTACTGTGAGTTCGACAACAGTGCAACTACAAAAAGAGCAATGTGTATTTTGAAACGAGTGTTCACACTGCAACTCGTGTCAAACATCGCACATTTTGTAGTTGCATGTAGCCCTGGAGGGGTCAACTGCATGCTCCCCACACGAAGAGTTTGGAAGGATGAACAAAACAATGGTTCGTAGCCCAAATAGAGTACTCACACCCCTGAAAAGTGCTTCGAAATCCGGATGGCATCTTTTGTTCACACTTTACCCCTCCCAAACGAAGATTTTGGAAGGCCGGACGAACCTTTTGTAGACCTTTCAGAATGCGTTTCCCGGGGAAGCACTTTTCAAGGGCGTGATTACTCGATTTGGGCTACAAATAGTTGAAAAGTGCTTCGAAAACGCATTCTGAGATGCGGCTTCGGCTTTCCGAAATCTTCGTTTGGGGACTCAATGGGGAGCATGCACTTCCAAAATTATGGCTCCCAAACGAAGATTTTGGAAGGCCGAACAAACCGTCCGGAACATCTTTTCGACGCACTTTTCAAGGGTGTGAGTACTCGATTTGGGCTAAGAATCGTTGAAAAGTGCGTCGAAAAGATGTTCCGGACGGTTTGTTCGGCCTTCCAAAATCTTCGTTTGGGGAGCATAAAAATCTTCGTTTTGGGAGGGATAAGCTGCTTCGAAAGCACGCTCTGACGCGTTTGTTCGGCATTCAAACTATTCGATTGGAATGGGTAAACTTACTCTAGTGGCTGGCTGATGCTGTGAAAATGCGATACTCTTCTTCTAGGGGTACACAATCGTTTTGCTATCATCTGCCATCGTCATGAGATGTCGACGAGCGCATTGAACGCCACATTACCTTTAGCACGTCTCGCATCATGGAGTCGCATGCACGCATCTTTAACACGCCTGATGCGATGAACCGAATGTCCATGTGGTAAGGCCCTGTCCAATCCCATGTGGGAAACAACCCTTGCGAGAAATAGCCACGCCGGATTGGGTCGGCCAGTTTACGAACCTAGCATACTGGCGAGTATGGTCCAATCTTCGTAAAGTCCTTACCCGATCCGTCGTGGCTATTTCTCGCAAGGGTTGTTTCCCACATGGGTCCAATACCACATGGCTCGCGTGCGTTGCACGCCGTGTTAAAGTCTGAAAGAACGTGCGAGGAACCGACTATGAGCCGGCGATGACACGTTTGTACGTGTTTCAGTTCGCATACTTGACATATTGCTAACAATGCGCTGTAAACGAGATGAAGCACTTATGGTACATGACCCCTCCTGGATACGCCCCGAACGAACGGCCATTCACGATGAATGGTGGCGAGTAGGTAACGTCAATCAGGCACATTTGAAAACGACGGAAATGCACGCGTTGGTACGCGTGCATTTGGATACGGCGCCAAGTCCCCCGAATCGTTGCGAGATACATATCGCTGTCACGCATGCACATGCGGTAGAGGATGAAGGATGTGTTTGCACGGCCTTTCTTGCGATTGGTAATGACATGAATCGGGGTTTCACCAAAATAGTTGACGGTACCTAGCATGAAGCGCGTGTCGATATTTCGAGTGACCGACAACACCAGAGGAAACAGAGGACGAACATTATCGTGATTCGTCGAGTTGCACAGCAGGTCGAAACATGCGTGTAAAACCCCCCCGTACCACCACTCAATCGGCGTGTCGTAAAGGACACGTGCAGCCGCCTGCGGTCGAATCATGGCGTCTATGCCCTGCAAGTCAATCGATTCCACGTCCAAACGACACTCATTAGAAGTTGCGTCGGGCTTTGGATGCGAGTAGTGGAACAGCGACTTCCACGAGTCATGGATGAGAAACATGCGCAATGTGTATATTATATCCAGGAAATGTTAGCCTTAACTTTATTCGTAAAATGACGAGGCGCATGTGACTGGGTGAGTGGACGTCGCTTGGATGACGCGGACGTAGCCAATCTTGGTGTCGTATGCAAGGTCGGACGCGCTATACTTGCGATGCGATCCGGTCCTCGTCGGTTGGATGTAAAGATTCATCGCATCTTCGACTGTTTTGCACTGAGAGAGGTCTTCGTAGCGGCGCCTCTTATGTCCGGCACAGCTACCAATCAGCGACTCGCTGCACTTGTCGGTCACGACGAGCTCGTCGCTCGGGTTCCAAACGCGTCTAGGTCGGCGCCTTCGGCGCGGGGTGGGCTCGGCCGTTTCGTACGAAGGGGCGAAGTAGTTGTAGGCGTGTGTGAGAACGCTGAAGAGCGGCATCGAGAATGATGGTGCGACGGGTGTTTCGTATTTAAATCATTTGATGTAGCACGATGGGCCAATGAGACGATTCGGATCATCGCCGAAGATTTTGAAAGGTCGAACCAGCGTTTCCGAATGCGTTTCTTGGGGAAGCACTTTTCAAGGGCGTGAGTACTCTGTTTGGGCGGCGAATCGCGGAAGAGTGCTCCCCCGGAAACGCATTCCGAAACATTGGTTCGACGTTCCAAAATCGTCGTTTGGGGAACAGGGCACTTCAAACGGTTCTTAGCCCAAATCTACCCCTCCCAAACGAAGATTTACCCCTCCCAAACGAAGATTTTGGAAGGAGGAACAAAAGATGAAATCAGGATTTTCGCAGCACTTTTCAAGGGCGTGAGTACTCGATTTGGGCTACGAACCATTGAAAAGTGCTGCGAAAATCCTGATTTCATCATTTGTTCCTCCTTCCAAAATCTTCGTTTGGGGAGCATAAGATTTTGGAAGGGGGTAACAAAAGATGAAATGCGGATTTTCGAAGCACTTTTCAAGGGCGTGAGTACTCAATTTGGGCAACGAACCATTGAAAAGTGCTTCGAAAATCCGCATTTCATCTTTTGTTACTCCTTCCAAAATCTTTGTTTGGGGAGCATAAAATCCGGTACAAAAGCATCGAACCCGAAGGCAACGCATCGCTGTCATGTTGGCGCGCGTGTTTCAGCCCATCCTAAAAGTGTGTACCCTCCCAAACGACGATTTTGTTACCTTCTCGGGCGTTTTCCTACCCAAATCATTGCTTTTGTTGTTATCGACTCCGACTCGCGGTATGGCGAGCCAAGAATTGCGCAATTTCGCACCCACGATTTGACGAAGAAACTTGCATACGTGAGTACTCAACAATCAGGATACTTTCCAATAGACACTGAAACGCGCCGCCGAAGTCAGCGCGGATGGCGGCGCCGAGATCGCGGAGGAAATCTGCGCGACGGCCGAGGCGTGCCGCTCGCCTTGGAGCTGTGCGCAGATCTGCTGTCAAAGAAGTGCGTCAAGTTGGCCTGATGGAGTACTCACGTATGCAAGTTCATTCGTTAAGTAGTAGGTGCGAAATTGCGCAATTCTACCCCTCCCAAACGAAGATTTCGGAAGGAGGAACAAAAGATGAAATGCGGATTTTCGCGGCACTTTTCAAGGGCGTGAGTACTCAACTATGGCAACTAACCATTGAAAAATGCTTACTTCGAAATCCGCATTCATCTTTTGTTCCCCCTTCCGAAATCTTCGTTTGGGGGGAGTAAATTCGTTGTTCGCCAAACGAAGATTTTGGAAGTCCGAACCAACCTTTCCGAATCCGACGATGAGTGAGATGTCGAGACTGAACGTTCAACCCCATGCGTTAGGTCCGCAGCAGGTCATGTACCGCAGGTCGCTGTCCCGAGTACAATCCAAGGTAGCATCGAGTAAGGTCTTCGACTATGTTGCGCGCGATGTTCCCGTCAATTTGCTCATACAAGTCGCACCATGAAATGATGCGGGTACTCATACCTGCATCAACAACCGCCCAGTCGCCATCGTCCCAGCAATTGGCGATCATATAAAGACTGTTCACGAATCCATCGATGTCACCATCGATAGTCATTACCAACTCAACGAGGTCGGCGAGCTCGTTGTCGGGACGAGAAATTTTGCAGTGTGTTTGGAGCAGTCGTTTGTGCTCTAATTTTCTCAGAGCATCTTTGACTTTCTCCATTTTAGATTCGGTCGCCTCGATGTTCAACTCGCATACATACCGGTCGATTTCGGACTCGGTCGCATCTTCACATGTGAGTTCGTGACGGTCGAGTTCCAATTCGAACGCTTTGATGTGTCCGTCGCACCTCTCGATCTCTTCCGACAACGATTCGATGTACTGCGCGACTTCGACGCTGTTCTTGGCTGGTGTCAGTTTCTTACTTCGGATGGCCTCTACTAAACTAGGCAGGCCCGTTGCGCCCCCGCGACGTTGCAAGCGGGGGTGGTTGGGTTTAGTAGGGGATTTGCGCGTGGTGCGATGTGGCATTTATGTTTATCTTTTCTTCGTTTGTCGTGTCACAAACGTACCCACCTCCGAACGAAGATTTTGGAAGGTCGAGCGAACGTTTCATGGTGCATTTCGCACTTTTCACGTTTTGTAGCCCAAATCGAGTTACCCAAATCGAGTTATCACGCCCTTGCAAAGTCTCTGTGCGAATTTTAGGAAACGACCTTTGGGTGGATTATGATTAAGTCCTTTACCAATCCGGTGTGGGTAAAGTCTCGGAAATGAACCCTAAACCCCTCCCAAACGAAGATTTTGGAATTCCAAAATCTTCGTTTGGGAGCATATAATGATGTTTCCCACATTGCCTCAGCCTCAGCATAAAATGGACCCTAACCGTCCATCAAGGGCTTCCAACAATTCAAAGTCATCATGCACACATTCCTTTTTATGCTCCCCAAACGAAGATTTTGGAAGGCCGAACCAACCTTTCAGAATGCGTTTTCGAGGCACTTTTCAATGGAGAGAGTACTGTTTTGGGGCTACAAATTGTTGAAAAGTGCTTCGAAAACACGTTCTGAAAGGTTGGTTCGTCCTTCCAAAATCTTCGTTTGGGGAGCATACTTTTGTAAATGTTTGGCGGACATTCGTCCGTTTTTAAATGGACCACCATGCGACATGCGGAGATGATGGTGCTCCGTCGAGACGGGAACGTTAGAGGCCCACGCAGGCATCGACGCAAGCGCGCTCACACGGCGTCGTGGTGTTGCATGGAATGTTGATGTTGTGGACGAATAGGATGCGACACAAGAGCAGCAGGCACGCGGCCGTGGTGAAGTCGATGGGATTTATGTTGGAATTCTTGAATAGAGACACAATCACATTGTTCCACACAAAGCGCATGATGAAGATGTGCAACATCCATTGAAAAATGACAGCCGTGATATATAAAAGCATTTGTTACTGTTTCATTTTTATTAACGCAAGAACGCGATTGGCTTGGCTGGCCGCGAGTTGTCGCCGAACTTGTCGGGTGCGCGTCAACGCAGTCGAAGCACCAAGTGCAGGGTAGACTCCTTTTGGATGTTGTAATCGGTCAACGTCCGACCGTCTTCGAGTTGCTTGCCCGCGAAAATGAGCCGTTGCTGGTCGGGTGGGATGCCCTCCTTGTCTTGGATTTTCGCCTTGACGTTCTCGATCGTGTCACTCGACTCGACCTCGAGTGTGATGGTCTTGCCGGTCAGTGTCTTGACAAATATCTGCATTTCGGATGCTAGTGTGTCGAATGCCGTTTAAATCATTTTCACGGTCAGTGCCATTTGTGGCGAGCAAAAAAAGTCGCACTTTCGCGCCCTCGGGTGGTAAAACACGCGTGAAAACGTAGATAATGTCAGTAGAGAACAAGAAAAGCAATGAGTTGGCGTTTTTGATGCACCAAAATAGACTCCAAAGGTCCTCCAAAATGACATTCTATGCTCCCCGAACGAAGATTTTGGGAGGTCGGAAGCACTCGATGCTCACCATTGGAGTCACCAAACGACGATTTTGGACAGCGGAACAAAAGATGAGGTGCGTTTGTAGTAGACTGTTGCATTGTGTGTAGCCCAAATCCCCAAATCTAGCGCTCACATCATTGAAAAGCACCACGAAAAGGTGCTCGCATCTTTTGTTCCGGGAGTAGATGCGTGCGTGCGATTCGCGAGGATCGGCTGGCATTCATTTGACCGAATGATGATATTTTCACCCATCGGTCGTAAATGGGTAGGAAAAACGTAGATAAGAAAATCGATAAGCACAACAAGCAAGATTTGGGCATACAAGTTCATGAAAATGAAACGGACAATTATAGTCGCTGGGATGCATGCAAACTATCAATTTTTGCTTTTGTTATTATCGATTGTTCTTATCTATTTTTTTTGATACCACCTTCGACCGAGGGCTGAAAGTGCGCCACAATGAGCACATGGTGTTGCCCACATGGAATGCAGTGATGGAATTGACTCAATTGGCACAGCAGCCGTCGGCAACTAGTCCGCTTTTGTTGGACAATCTCCATTTTGAACATTTTATGCTCCCCAAACGAAGGTTTTGGAAGGATTGACAAAAGATGAAATCCAGGTTTTCGATATACTTTTCAATGGTTTGTAGCCCAAATCGAGTACTCACACCCTTGAGATGTATATCGAAAATCTTGATTTCACCTTTTGTCAATCCTTCCAAAATCTTCGTTTGGGAGGGATACATTTAGACAAATATTTCAAGGTGGATTTGTGGTTGACACTTTTGTCTAAATGTTCGAAATGGAGATTGTCCAACGAAAGCGGACTAGTTGCCGACGGCTGAATTGGCATCCATTTCGCAACGATTTGTAGTGCTCTCAGCGCGCATCTGGTCCCGAACTGAAATATGGCACGCAGGAGGCCTACCTTGAAGTGCCCAGATTCTTCTGTGATGATAGCATCATATTAGCACGACTATGTGTCTGTAGATGGTCGTTTTCTTTTGGAAAGCAGTTTCATTACCACTCTATGCAGAGAAGGACCGGAGGCCGCCGTAATCTGTAGATGGTCGTACAGTGACTCGTACTAGAGACCAAAAGACGATGATAGCATGCCGATGTGTCAGTCGAACTCAGATGATAAGCATGGCATCAGTCGTGTTAAAGGAGCGTGCGTGCGAGCCGTGTTAAAGGAGCGTGCGTGCGAGCCGTGTCAAAGGAGCGTGCGTGCGAGCCGTGTTAAAGGAGCGTGCGTTGGTCGACATCTCATTTTGATAGCATGCCAATATGCATGTCGAAATCACACAAGGTCATCTTGACAATGACATCGGTATGGCGAACAAAAAATTGCGCAATTTCGCACCCACGACTTAACTCACGAAGGAAATTGCATACGTGAGTACTCAAAATCAGGCCAATTCGGCGCTTGATATTAAATCATTTTAGTGTCCATTGTAATTTGGCCTGATTGTTGACTACTCACGTATGCAAGTTCCTTCGTGAGTTAAGTCGTGGGTGCGAAATTGCGCAATTTTTTGTTCGCCATATGTCAAGATGATGATAGCATGACGAATCATTGCCGATTTGTATGTAGAACCCACATGATGATGATAGCATGCCGATGTGCAACACAATCGACTCTACTGTCTATTTTCATGGCATTATGGCGCGTTTCAGACCCAAAATCATTGCTTGTTGCGCTTATCGATGTTTTTATCTACGTTGATCATGCCATTTCGACCGAGGGCTGAAAGGGCGACTTTTTTTGCTCGCCACACAGCTCGTGATTCGAGATCACAAGACAGGATGATAGCATGACGATGTGTCCTTGTTAAAGACTAACAGTGTCAGTCGAAGTCAACTTCAATGATTCACAAGATGATGTAGCATGACGATTTGGCGGTCGAACTCACAAAATGATGGCATGTCGATGTATCTGTCGATGAGTAACCGTCCGAATCGAACTCACAAGATATAGCATGCCGATTGTATGTCGAACTCACAAGATGATGATAGCAATGACAATGACATAATGCCATCATAGCATGACGGTGTGGTCACTGTAACAGTGTCAGTCTAGATCACAAGATGATGATAGCATGACGAATCATTGCCGATGTGTCTGTCGAACTCAGATGATGATATCATGATGATTGTTTCCATAGCATGGCATCAGCCGTGTTAAAGGAGCGTGCGTGCGAGCCGTCGTGTTAAAGGAGCGTGCGTGCGAGCCGTCGTGTTAAAGGAGCGTGCGTGCAAGTCGTGTTAAAGGAGCGTGCGTGCAAGTCGTGTTAAAGGAGCGTGCGTGCAAGTCGTGTTAAAGGAGCGTGCGTGCAAGTCGTGTTACAGGAGCGTGTGTGCGAGCCGTGTTAAAGGAGCGTGCGTGCGAGCCTTGTTAAGGAATCGTGCGTTGGTCGACGTCTCATTGTGATAGAATGCCGATATGCATGTCGAAATCACAAGATGATGATAGCATCATGAAATCAGTTTGCATTTGACCGATATAACTGGTTTAAAAGGGTTGGTGCATTGTTGGCCCAATGTGAGAACCTAACACATACTCCCTTAGGTGGTCGCCACACGGGACCATCACCGTGCCGCTTCCGGTGAGTGCATTGAGTGTGCGAAAGTAATTTAAAGGAGTGCCATATTCAGTATAGAGACAGCCTCCCTAGCTCAGCAGGCAGAGCGCACGGCTTTTAACCGTGTGGTCGTGGGTTCGATTCCCACGGGAGGCGAGACTATTTAAATCTACATAGGATCTACATGGTCTCGAATGATGTCCCGCGGTATATAGAACACAACTTCGCACCGACTATGTACTTAATCATAAACGTGACGAGCAAAACTTTCAGGCCTCTGGTAAGAAGCGTATGAAATCGTATATAAGAACAATCGATACAGCATATGCTCTCTTCATGGTACTTTATCCCTCCCAAACGACGATTTTGGAAGGATGAACAGAAGATGAAATCCATGTGGGAAACAACATTTCCGCGAAATACCCACGCCGGATTTTGTAAGGACTTTACGACCGTATCCTATACTAAATGGGATGTTGGATTCGTACATTTGCTTACAAAATCCGGCGTGGGTATT